GCGATTTTAGCCGGATTGGAGAGCGGAGTTGCACCAGCCGACATTCACGCAGCAAAATCAGGTGCAGGAATACCGCCTGCAATTGCACAGGGATTCCGCGACACCAGCGGTGCAAACCCTCCTCCGTCTAGCGCGAATGGAACTGGAGGAGGTAAAGCTAAAGCTGCTTAGAGCGCCGGAGAGTGAAGTGCGACGGCTGCAGGGAGAAGCCAGTGTGTGGATGAGTATCGCCAACACTATCGAGAACGATCCGACGCGCATTGACAAGCCCATTAAACCTACCGTATAACCGCGACCATGCCTCTACCCGTTAATCCTGAAGCACCTGCACCTGCAGCAGTACCTGCAGCGGTACCTGCAGCAGCGCCGACCCCGGACGAGGATTTCGCCAGTGCGTTCGATGAGGCGGTTGCCGCCGATCTGCCGAAGGTAGCGGAGGATACCTCTGCGGCAGATGAAGCCACCTCCCCGGTACCGGTAGCCCCGGCGGCAGAAACGCCGCCTGCCGAGACTGCGCCGCCCGAGACGTCCGCTGCCCCGGCAGCAGAGGAACCCCCTGCGGAGACCCCCGAGGCCAAGATCGCCCGGCTGGAGGCTGAGAATGCCGCGCTGCAGGCCCTAAAGCACGCGCCAGCGGCTCCAGCGGCCCCCCAAGCTACTGCCGCCCCGGCCCCGACCGCCGAAGCGCCTGCAGCCCCGGCAGCGGCCCCTGCCGCCCCGCCCGAGCCGGTGTGGTACCAGCCGAGCGAGGAGGAGCGCACGGTCCTCACCGAATTGGAGAAGAACTGGCCCGATATTGCCCAAGCACAGAACGTTGCCATCAAACAAGCGGTGTACAACGCTGTGCAGTATACGTTCAACCAGATTCAGAAGACGTATAACCCGACGATGCAGCGATTCGCGGAGTTGTCGGAGGTAATGTCGGAGCAACTGGCGTTGTCAGCCCTGCGTGGTGAGCATGCCGACTACGACGAGGTGTACGACAACGTGGTGACATGGGTCGATACATTGCCCGGTCCCTTCAAGGCGGGTGCCAAACTGACCATGAAAGAAGGTACTCCCGAGGAAGTGGCAGAACTCATCAGTGAATACAAGCGAACGCATCCGGGGATTACCCCGGCTGCAGCAGCACCGGCAGCACCGGCAGCACCCGTTACAGGTAAGACCGAACTTTCAGCAGCAGCCAAACAAGCGGCGAGCAGGCTACGAGTGGTCGGTTCGAAGCGTACAACCCCCGTTACTACGCCTGACCCCAATGACTTCGATGGTGCATGGGCCGAGGCGATGCGTAGCGGCAGTTAACTTCAACTGCTGAAGGAACCATCATGCCTATCATGAATTACGGCGATATCACGCCGCGCACTGCCGCGTACGTCGTCAAGGATCTGCTCAAGCGCACTCTGCCGGTCATGGTGATCGAGCGCTTCGGCCAGTCCTATCCGATTCCGCAGAATGCCACCCAGACCGCCAAGTTCCGGCGCTACTTCTTGGTCGGTGCCACCGGCTCTGCCGGTAACAGTACGGGCGGTGTCAACGGTGCTGGTTCGCCCTACTACAGCCCGATGGCGCTCACCCCGCTGGTGGAAGGTGTCACGCCCGCCGGTTCGCGCATGACCTTTCAGGATTACACGGTGCAACTGCAGCAGTATGGTGACTTCATCACCATCACCGATGTGATCGAGGACACCCACGAAGATCCGATCTTGCAGGAAGCCACGCAAGTGATGGCCGAGCAGGCGGCGCTCACCATCGAGACGGTGCGCTGGAACATCCTCAAGGCGGGCAGCAACGTGTTCTACGCGGGTGCGCCCACCGTTGTCGTGCGGCAGAATGTTGATCGTCCGATCACGCTGGATCTGCAGCGCAAGATCACCACGGCAATGACGCGGCAGAATGCGCAGCCGATCACTCGCGTGCTGAAGTCCACGCCGGATTTCCGCACGGAACCGGTGGAATCGGCGTTCATCGCGCTGGCGCATCCCGATCTCGAAACCGATATCCGCTCGATGGCCGGGTTCATTCCCACCAAGCAGTACGGCACTGTTACTCCGTACGAAAGCGAGATCGGTGCGGTGGAGCGGGTGCGTTATCTCACCAGCACGGTGTTCACGCCGTATCCGGATGCTGGCGGCAATACGCCCAACAGCGAGACTCCCACGCCTCGGGTCTTGCGCTCCACCAGCGGCACCAAGGCCGACGTGTACCCGATCCTCTACCTCGCCCGCGACGCCTTCGGCATCGTGCCGCTGCGGGGTAAGGATTCGATCACGCCGATGGTCGTCAACCCCAAGCCTACCTCCGGCGATCCGCTGGGTCAGCGCGGCACGGTGGGCTGGAAGACGTGGCAGTCCGCAGTCATTCTGCAGGATGCGTTCATGGTCCGTGCGGAAGTCGCCTGCACGGCGTAAGGGGGTGTCCATGACGACCAAGAAACAGGACAAGGACGAGAAGGCGGCAGCGCCGCCGGGATACCGCGACATCAACTTGTCGCCGCTGGCTGCCGCTGATGCCTTCCAAGGCACCAACACGGCAGTGCAGGGCGCGATCATGGATCTGGAAACCAAGAAGGTGTTCGAGATCCTGATCCGCGAGATCCGCGCACAGGTGGCGGGTGGTGGCGGGGGTGGTGGCGAAGGCGGGGCCGGGGGCGTGTCGCAAGCCGATTTCGACGCGCTGAAGACGACGGTCAAGTCGGATCTGACGGCGCTGGGCGACTCCATCATGCTGATGAATCAGACGCTCGATGCCGATACCGGAGTCGCCACTACCACCTACGCCGAAACCTGCAACCCGCCACCGCTGGAGACCGAGTAACACTAGGTCACGGCACAAGGAGATTTTGCTATGGGCATGAGCATCAACACCCGGTCGCACAACGCGACTGTCACCAACCTCGGGATGGGCTTCGTCGCTACCGACGGCGTTGCCGCTGTTCCGCAAACCTTCAACTGCGGCTTCGTGCCGCGTTACGTCAAGTGGGTCAACGTCACTACCGGTGCCATGCTGGAGTGGTTCGACGGTATGCCGGGGGCTGTCGCCAATTGCGTTGCCATCAGCACGGTGGCAGCGGGGACTCGCGCGCCTACGGCAGCAGGTGCGGGCATCATCATCGGCACCCCGGCTGGCACCTCGGCAGGGTACTTCACCATCCCGGCGGCGCAGATTCCGGCGTCCAGTTCGTTCGCATGGATGGCGATGGGCTGACACTAACACCACTTGCGTGGTACGAAAGGAACCAGCATGAATGCAAACATGGTGATGGCCTACGTCGATGAAATTCCGACGATGGTCGCCAGCGACAAGGCATACATCCGTATGCTGATTTCAAATGCGGTGAAGCGGATGCCGCCGCCGTTGACGGACGAGGAAGAAAACGCGCGCAAGGCCGATCTGGATGAGCGGAACAAGGATCGGCTCAACCATCTGCGGGAGAAGGGCGAGCGCGCTGCCGAGATCGCGGCCAAGGATGCGGAGCGGGATCTGCAGATCGCGGAAGGCACGGTCGAGACCGCCCGTTCCAACGTCGAAGCGGTCAAGCAGAATGCGGCGGCGATTGCCGATGCCACGGCGGCAGGCCGGGAGCCGGGCAACCCCACGCTGTCGGGCACGCCGGTCTTTACCGGTCCGGCGGAACGGGAAGCCTCGGAAATGGCGGGCGCTCCTGCGGCTGGGGAAGAAACGACAGGCAAATCGCACAACAAGAAGCACGCTAACACCTGACCGACTCTGCTGTTATTCAGAAGGCGGCAGGGAGTCCTTGCCGCCTTTTTACCATCTGAAGGAGCGCTATGAATCCCCCTGTAGATTTCGGCAGTAACATCGACGACGACACTACCATCATGCCGGGAGGTGACTTGCCTCCGGTCAACGTGCCAGTGACGGAGCCGCCGAAGAATACGCACAAGCCCAACCAACTGGCACGCTACAAGAAGCGGGTGTGGATAACACTGGAAGACAACGATAACATTCCACCTAGCGGCCAGTTCATCGGCCACAACGGCACCGGCTTCTTGTTGCGTCCCGGCACGCCAGCGGAAGTGCCGGTGGAGTTGCTGGAGATCCTGAACAACTGCGAGTATCTGTCGCCGGTGGTCGATCCTGCCACCAAGCAGATCCTCGAATACAAGCCCCGGTTACGGTTTCCCTACCGCTTGGTGAATGCCCCGGTGGAGCAGACGGCATGAACCTGCAGGGGCTTCTGGACGAGTTGCGCGGCAATCTGCTGCGTGACTCCAGCACACTGAAGAATGGTCCTCCGGATCATTACTGGAGTGACGCGTCCTTGGTGTTATACATCAACGAAGCCCAGCGCCGTTTCGCCCGGCGTGCCTTGTGCCTGCGCGACTCGACCACGCCCTCGGTGACGCAGATCAAGCTGGTGCCGGGGCAGGCGGTGTATCGGGCCGATCCGTCGGTACTGCGGGTCACTAGCGCCCGGCATCAGGACACCGAAAGCGACATGGTGCGCATCACCCATCTTACCCAGTTCACGGCTTTTAACTCTGCTACCGATAGCTGGGACTACGCCACGCGCATGCAAACCGGCTGTCCGCAGCATTTCGCCACCGACGAAAGCCTCGAACTCGATGACGAGCATCAGGTGCGCATCCTGTTCGATCCGGTGCCCAACGACGAGCAGCAAGGCAAGATCATTCACCTGCGTGTTATCCGCTTGCCGCTCGACAATTTGATGCTGGACAATCTCAGCGTCGAGCCGGAGGTGCATTCCGACTGGCAACTGGACATGCTGGAGTGGGCGGCGTGGCGGGCGCTGCGCAACTGGGACGTCGATGCGGAAGCGCGGGAGAAGGCGGCGCAGCATCGCAATCGCTTCGACGAAGCTATCGCCGAATGCCTGAAGGAAGTGCAGCAGAAGAAAATGTTCCAGCCGGTGACGTGGCGGTTCGGCGGCAACGGCTACACGTACACGAGGTAACACCATGCCGACACCTTCTTTATTTGCACCGTGGGCGCGTTATCTGGACGATCCTGCCGTGCGTAATCCGGCACCTACACCGCCTCCGCAGCCAATTCCGCAGATGAACATGATGACGGAGGCGGCGCTGTCGCAGCCTAATACTGTGCCGGGGCCGGGCGCAGGCAGGTTTTTCGATTACACCACACCGCGTGTGCTGCGCGATCCGAAGGCGCAGACGCCGATTGCGCCGGGTGGATTGGCGATGTCGCTGCCGACCATGCAGACCGGTGCGCTGGCGATGCGGCCTCCGATCAGCCGCGACAACATTCCGCCGGGGCTGGATTTGTCCAAGGTCAAGTCGGCGGATGCACCTGCTGTTACTGCGCCACCGACGACGTACGGCCCCGGCTGGAACACCCGCGACACGATTCGTGGTAATACCACGCCGGGCGCGCAGATGAACATCGATTACGGCCCCGGCTTTGGTGGCGGTCGCATCATGGCAATGGCCGACAAGCAGGGCAAGATCAATTCGTTCTCCGACGCTACGGCAGCACCGCCGATAACAGCATCGGTCAGCGCGCCTGCTGCAGCGGCAGCGGCGGCACCGGGTAGTGCCTATGGCAATGCGCCGACGGGCGCAGGCGGTTACCCGCTCAATTCCGGTGACATCGCGCCCAACCCGGCACGCGAATCGCCCTACCAGTACGGCGAGCAGCCGCATCCCGGCGGGGTCAACATCGGGCCGGGGGGAGCCGATCCCTACGGCATCAACGCCGACGTCGCCGCCTCGCGCATGCGCCTGTCGTACCTGCGCAGCAATCCCAACAACGTGCTCAACAACCTGTACGCGGTGGGGGAGCAGAAGCGGCTGAACAAGATGCAGGAAGCGGGCATCAATCTCGGCCAACTGGGGGTGCAGCGCGGCCAGCTTGGTGTTAGTCAGGGCCAACTGGGCGTGGCGCGGGGGCAGCTAGGCGTGCACAGCCGTCTTGCCGATATTCAAGCGAGGGAATCGGATACGCACGCCGGTACGCTGGGACTGCATCAGGACATGTTCAAGTTTGACAAGCAGTACAAATTGAGCGATCCGGAACGCGCGGCCAAGTCACGAATCGCGCAGGCTATTATTGATGGCAATGTGGCGGATGCGTATCGGATGTCTACTGCGTGGGGTGCGAAGGCTCCGGTGGTGGTAGCGCAGGGACCGCTGAAGCCGATCATCGCCGACCCTTACACCATACCGCCTAACTACGGCGTCGATCAGGGCACTCCAGCACCCGGCACTTTGCCGCCGATGCCGAATGATCAATGGCGGTTGAAACGTAACGAATACTACGACGAGTAACAGTTATGCCTGCGCCCGATCCTGAGCCATATCCGCAACTGTTCGATCCGGGGTTTGCCGAGCAGGCGCAGCGTGCGTACGCGCGCATGGCGGCGGATCGGGCAGCGCGACAGCCCCCGCCTATACCGGTTGCACCGCCGCAGAACAGTATGCTCACCGACATCGGGCATGGGCTGGCCCGTGGGGTCGCTGTTACTGCGCCGGAGATGTTTGGCAAGGCGTTGCAGGCGTTCGGTGCGGATGAGACTGGCAAGAGCATTGCCGATGCGGCAGCGGAGCGCGGCAAGGACGAGTTGTACCGGACCACCGGGCTGGCGGGTAATGTGGCCGAGATGTTGCCGGTAGGGCTGGGGCTGATGGGGTTGGGTGCAGCTACCGGTGGTGCGGCGGCACCGGCCATTGCCGGAGCAGCGCTGTTTGGCGGTTCCCAGTACACGCAGACGCGGGAGAAGGGTGGCGACGTCGGGCAGGCGCTGGCGACTGGAGCGATCCAAGGCGTAGGGCAGGCCATTGGCGGCGCAGTGGCAGGACGCATTGCTACCGGTGCGGCAGCGGCGCTGCAGAAGGGCGCGTTGCAGAAGGGTTTCCAAGCCTATACCGATCCGTCGCTGTGGGGGACGCTGGGACGTTCGCTGATCCATAGCGAGGCGGCGCAGTTGCCGACACAGGCGCTCGCCATGGCCGGTACCGCTGCGGTCGAGCAGGGTCTGCCGGATACGCCGACGCCGTGGCAAGCGGCGAAGGATTCGTTCGCGCCTACTGCACTGTTAACGGCAGCAATGCATCCGTTCGGCGCGCCCGCGATCATGAAAACCAACGCCACTCGCGCGGCGACGGCGGCGAAGATCCGCAACGATCAGTTGCCGGTGACGGACCGGATGCGCGCGGTGCACGAGATGGCGCGGGATCTGCGCAAGGTCGATGAGACGGGCACCAACGACTGGGAATTGAATGCGCTGGATGCGCTGAGTGCTGGTGTTACGCCTGAGTTGAATCCCGACTACAAGTATGTGCGGGGACAACCGGCACCGCCGGAACCACCGCCTCCACCAGCGTTACTGCCCACGCCTGTGCGCGGCATGTCGGATCGTACTGGTGACATTCCGAATGAAGAACAGCGTGCTGCATCCGCTGATTTTGAACGGCAGAACGCGGAATTGTGGCAGCGGCGAGCCGAGACGGAACGACGGCAGGGGCCGTTTGCGCTGGAGCCGTCAGGTGGTGAAGGCGATCTGCGCTTGCAGCCGGAAGTGGCAGGCGTTAGAGGTGCGGTGTTCGAAGGTGGCACGTACGGGCAGGAGCGTCCGCTCGAATCTCCGGAGCGTGTTCCGGAAGGACAGGGCGAACTCGATCTCGCTCCGGTGATGAATCGGCGTCCGGGGGAGCGTCCGTCGCCTCTGGAAGATGCGGCCATGGCGCGCGAGGCTGCGGACAAGGCCGCGCGGGAAGCACCTCCAGCACTTACGGAAGAACCGCCGCAAACGGC